AAATACCATGAAAGAATCAAAAGTCTTGAAAGCATTGGGTTTGACTTCGTCAGATATACAAAATTTATTGATGAGCGGAGTGTCAATGCCAGAAATAGCAAAGAGGTATAAAATTAGTTATATCTCTTTAGTTCAGGCTTATAAAATTCAAAAGAAAAACTTCAAGTATATTGATTTTTTACAACCTAAAGAAGAAGTAAAGGACATTAAAAACGTGTCCTTTGCTTTTGACAAACTATATACAGAAGAATCACTTAACGAAGATGAGCTATTAGCATATTATAAATACGAACAAAAAAACAAAGCATATTATGAAACATAACAGCGATTTTAAATATGATTTACAACTTGGTTTAAAAGGTGAAAATTTAGTTGCTGAAATATTATCTAATAAAAAAATAGAAGTTAAAACAGATTTTAAAGCTAAAGATACTGGTAATGTTTTTATTGAATATGAAAGCAGGGGTAGCTTAAGCGGAATCTCAAAAACTCATGCTGAATGGTTTTGTTTTGTTTTGTCAAATGAAAATATAATATTTGTTGAAACTACTAAATTAAAAAACTTATGTAGAGAATATTTAAATACAAATAGAGATACAAAAGGTGGAGATAAAAACACATCTAACGGAATATTATTACCAATCAAACAATTAATCGAATTATGAAATTAACAAAAAGAAAAGGATTTAATTTTTTTAGAAGTTATTACGATGTTTATAACGAATTAGAAAAAGATAAAGACAAACTACAATTTATTGAAGCACTACTTAATAGACAGTTTTTAGGTGTTAAGCCTACTAATTTAAAAGGCATGGCAAAGTTTGCTTACATAAGCCAAACTAATAGTATTGATAGCCAAGTAAAAGGTTATGAGACTAAGACTGGCAATGCCCTATCCAAAGACCCTAAGCAAGGGGGTAAGCAAGGCCCTAAGCAAACCCCTAAGCTACAAGTAGAAGTAGAAGAGAAAGAGAAAGTAGAAGAGAAAGAGAAAGGTGTTAAGTTTAAAGACCCTTACCTAACTACAACATTTATCAAATGATAGTTAACAAGGAAGACAACTTAAAATACTTGTACGCTTTTAAAGAAGGTAAAATCAAACGTGGTTTAGAAATTGGTAATGAGTTTGACAAGTGGTATGTTCATAAGCGTGGCAGCTTTACTGTAATTGTTGGATTAGATAATGTTGGTAAAACTTTTTTTATGTTATGGTACTTTTTATGCTTAAGTATTAAACACAACGTTAAGTGGTGCATTTGGTCTGGTGAAAATAGTTCAGGTCAATTAACAAGAGATTTAATTCAAATGTATGCACAATGTAAATTAAATGATTTAAGTAAAGATGAAATTGATAAATACAATAATAAAATTTCAGAGTGGTTTACTTTTGTTAGTAATAAAAAAATGTACAATCATAAAGACTTATTAAAAATATTTAAGCAAAGTAATTGCGATTCATTTGCGCTTGACCCTTTTACTGGTTTAAACCATGACAGAAGAGTAAACCAATATGAACGTAATTATTTAATCTGCAATGATATAAGAGACTTTTGCAATACTACAGGTAAATCAATATATGTAATGACTCATCCAATGACAGAATCAGCAAGAAGAGTATTTCCACCGAATCATGAGTACGCTGGTTATATACAACCACCAAGAAAATCAGATGTTGAAGGTGGACAGGTGTTTGCTAACAGATGCGATTCTTTTCTTTCGATACATAGGTTTATTAATTCACCTGAAAGCTGGATGATGACACAAGTAAGAGTAGAAAAAATTAAAGACAAGCTAACAGGAGGAACACCAACTCTTGACCAGCCACTATGTTTTGATTACAACGGTGGACTTGGTTTTACAATTGGTGGTAATAATGTACTAAAACAAAAACAATGAGATATAAATATGAAGACATAGAAAAGTTTTTAGAGTTTAAAACTTGGACTAACAAAGATAAAATAGATAAATTACTTGAAATAGATTGTAGTTTATATGCACACTTAGGAACTGATTCTACTAAAGCAGAGAAAGAAGAAGTTAAAAGGAAAAGCATAGATATATACAGAACCATAAAAACATTAGATAAAAAAATGGGTGATTTGTTTTTGTACTCAGAAGATTTAAAAAGATGACGGATTTAGATTATACAATAACAAAGAACAAATTAGAAATATTACTTCTAAAGGCACAAGAAGGTTTAAAGGTGGGTAAGGTTACACAATCTAAATTGGATGCCTTAGAAACGCTGCAAAGTAGCTTAAAATGTATTATTGAGCTAAGAAGCACAATAGATGAAATAAATAAAAAGCAATTATTATTAACAATGCAAAATGTAAAAGCGTATCAAGAAACTGCAGAACTTAAGAAAAAATTTAATACATTTAAAAAATGAACGGATTATTAGCATTAATTATTACAACTCATTTAATTAGTTTTGTTGCTGGTGCAATAGTTACATATTTTTTTTATAATGAGTAAGAAAAGGACTTTAAATGAATACAGACAAACAAAGGACTCGTATTATATTAATCATGATACTCCTGTTGAGTATAGTATTAATTTATTGTGTAGGATATATCCTAACGATTCTGAACTTGGAGCAATAATTAGAAAACATTTTCAAAAACTATGAGTTTAAACGCAAATCAAAAAGGAAAAAGATTCGAGCTAAAAATTGCAAAAGATTTAGCAAAGAAGTTTGACACCAATATAAGAAGAACACCCAACAGTGGAGGCTTAAGCATTAAAGGTGATATAATGACAACGTCTGGCATATTAAGCGAGTACAGTTGGGAGTGTAAGAACCAAGAAAAGCTAAACATCTGGAAAGCATTAGAGCAAAGCAAAGGAGATGCAATAGGCACATTAAAAACTCCTGTTGTTGTATTTACTAAAAACTTTGAAGATGATTACATTGCTTTAAAGTATGATGACTTTGTAAATATATTACTTGAGTTAGATGAATACCGAAGTAGATAACATACTACAAATATTAGTAAGAGACGAGGCTATTTGGTTGAACATGGCTGAGGAGATTAGCAGCAACAGTAAAGTCCCAGCTAAAGATTTATTACATGACTTTTATATTGCTTTACATAGTAAAATTTATAACGGTAAAGTAAAAATTAACGATATTCTATATAACGATTCTTTAAATAAAGCGTTTATATATAAGATGATGCACAATATTTTTATTGATACAATAAGAGTTGACAAAGACATACTAATTGAAAAAGATTTAAAAAACATAGTAGAAGCTGACAATGTTAGTTATGTAGATATAGAAAAAATGGTTGACGATATAGTTAACGAGTTTTATTGGTTTGATAGAAAGCTATTTAATTTATATAGAAAGAAATTCCACAGCATTAGAAAACTATCAGCAGCCACTAATATATCTCATGTTGTAGTATGGAGAACAATAAACAATTGTATTAAAGAAATAAAAAAAAAGATTAATGAAGACTGAATACTTAATTAAGAAAATAGGCAATGAAGTTATTGACTTGCTATTAGAGAAGAATGCAGCCTACGGAGATACTGCAAACAATCCATCTAATATATTTAGCAAGTTAGATTCTACTGAAGCAATCAAAGTTAGAATAGATGACAAGTTAGCAAGAATAAAAAACAAAGGATTAAACGATAAGACAGAAGACACTCTTAGTGATTTAATTGGTTACTTAGTATTGTTAAAAATAGCATATATAAAAAATGAAAAGTAAAGGTTTAGGAGATAGCATAGAAAAAGTCACAAAGGCTACAGGAATAAAGAAAGCTACTGATTGGATATTTGACAAGTTAGGTAAAGATTGTGGATGCGATACAAGAAAAGAAAAGCTGAATAAATTATTTCCTTATAAAAATATAGAATGTCTTAATGAAGAGGAGTATATGTATTTAAAAGGATTCTTTAGTATTAACAAAAATGTAGTTAACAGTCCAGAACAAAAAGAACTATTAAAAATACACAATAGAGTATTTAAAACAAATCGTAAAACATCCAGCTGCGGTTCTTGTGTTAAAGGTTTAGTAGATACCATGAAAAGATTATATAACGAATA